GCCAAATGTGCGTTGAAGCCGACGGCGGCGTCTGCGAGAATCCGCAGCGCCGTCTGCCGCACGAGTAGACGCGTCGATGGCATCAGGCGATTTTCCTCAAGAGGTCACTCTGGAGCATCTCGCCAGCAATACCGTCGGGGTTCATCCAAACGGCGCTGCCACGCTGGGCGCGCAGCTTCACCGCCAGGTCGGTGATGTTGACGCCGAACATGACGCGCGCCGAGTTCATGATCGTGCGGATGTCGTTGGGCGAGAAGCCGAACCAAGGCGCGCGCCGCTCGTTCGCTCGGGCACGGATGCGCGCCCACTGCGCGCTGATGTCCATGCGTACCGTCAGCTCGTCGGCGTAGCGCACCGTGAAGTTGTCGAGCATGTGCGCGCTCTCGGCGCGAACCGTACGAATCGCGCCTTTGTGCTTCTTCGACGTGTCCACGTAGGTCCGCGAGCCAGGGCCGGAAAGATCACGGATGGGGTTCATCCCCTTGGCCGCTTTCCAGATCTTGTACCGGTCGGCGAGTGGCTTCATCGCTGCGTCGTCCGAGCCGACGGCCTTCGCGACACGCGCCTTCACCGCACCGACCGCGACTTGGCCGAGTTGCACCATCTGGTACTTGCGGAAGCCGTAGCCGGCGAGCGTGATCTTCGAGCCGTGGAATTTGAAGGTGGTTTTGATCACGGCTTCCTCAGAAACAGTCGTGCGCTGCCGTGCCCGTCGAATGTGGCTTCCATCACGAAGTACGTGATGCCGTTGTGCACCACGATGTCGCCCTTCGCCGGGTCGGCAGGCATGTCCGGCATGCAGAGGTAGACGGAGGCTTGCGCTCCGGGACGCGAAGCTTGAACGCCGGTGTCTTCGGTCCAGACGCCGGTGAGCGCAACCGGTGCGCCCGCCGCGCCGCCGGCTTGATACAGCAGCGCCTCGCCCATGACCGCGATGCAATCGCGAATGCCCTTCAGGTAGGTGATCCCCATCGGGTCGGTGGGGAATGGAAACGTACTCATGCGTCAGTACTCGGCGAGGATGTTGGTGGCAGTGGTGCCAGTAGCGTAGACGCGGCTTGCGCTGATGCCCAGGCGTCCCACCGGGACGTTACTGTAGGTCACCTGCACCGAAGACTTCGCCAGCATGACTGTCACGTTGCCAGCAACGCCGATCCAAAGGGAGCGTGTGGCGAAGGGCAGATCGGCCGCGTCGTTGGGAACCACGGGCGCTGCATCGCAAACCGCCGCGAGCTCCATGTCGGGGACGAGATCAGGGTATTTGTAGCCGGCCATCGTGAGCCTCCAAAGTGAGCGGGCGGCGCCCAAAAGACGCCGCCCTTCGTGCGCGCGGGGGGATTACTGCAGGGTGACGATCGAGTACCAGATGTAGACGTACAGCAGGCCATTGCCAGTCGTGAAGGCAGCGGTGGCGTTGCCGATAGTCAGGCCGGTGTTGAGCGGAGCGGCCAGGCCGCTGGCGCCCGTCTGCATGCCGAGCTGAGTCAGGGTCTTCGGGCCGAGCGCGGCGGCGTTGATGGTTGATGCGGGAAGCGTGCCGGAGTGGACCGCCGCGCCGGCGGTGTAATTGATCGACACCGCACCGCCTGCGAGAAACGCAGTCGAGCCCGGCACAAACTCCACCGCGATGGCATCGACGACGACTGCCTTGCCAGCCCCGGGAGCCGCAATCAACGCTTGCGGCGTGGCGTACATGGCCAGGATTTGCGCGGCCGTCAACGGCACGATGGCCAGCTGCTGGACCTGCGGGTCCATCATCGCCGACGTGACTTGGGGAACCGCGTAGTCGAGCCGGAGCTGAACGGTCGCATCGCCGGTCACCTGCGGCAGCTCAGCAAGGCCGATGCTCATGTTGGGCGTGCCGTTGGTTTGCGCATTGTTCGACGTCGCCACGAAGTTGGCGTTGTCCCAGTACACGCGGTCGCCGACGTTGAAGACGCTCGCGTCCTTCGCGAGCGCAAACACGCCGTCGACGTCGATTTCAACCGGGCTGCCGGCAGTGTAGTTCCAGGCTGCCACGCCGAAGATGTTTCCGATTTGAACGCCCGTTCCACCGTTGCCGGTACGCGGCGCCGAGGGAATCGTGAGCGTCTTTCCAGGATGGATGAAGTTATTCAAGGTCTGACCTCCAAGGGGGTTTCTCAAATGGGCTGGCCCGCAAGCCAGCCCGGTTCCAGTCGCTCACGCTCTACGCGCCGGCGTTCTTTTGCAGGCCGCGGAAGTCGATGGCCGCAGCGGCGAAGTCGAGCCGCGCCTTGACCTCAAAGCCGTCCACGTCGAAGCCCTGGCGGGTCTCGATGTAGACGCCGTCCTGGCCTTCGAGATAGCAGTACTCAACGGTGTCGATCAGCGTCGGAGTGGTGGCGAGGTACCATGCCGTGGTCGAGTTGGCGTCGAGGCGCGGCTCGACCACCGGGGTCAGCGTGCGGACCCACTCGGGGATGACAGCAGCTGGCGTAGTGGTCGCCACCAGGTTGATCGGCGCGATCAGTTGCAGCGCCGCCGTCTCCAGCGAAGTCGGTACGATCAGCGTGCTCGGCTCGAGGTTCAGGATGGTGCCCTTCGGACCGGTCTGCAGGCGGAACTTAGAGCGCGAAGTGGCGAGTGCGGTCAGGCCCAAGGCCGAACCGGCACCGGTCAGCAGGTTGTTGTGCGCGGCGTGGAAGAGGGCCTTGTTGTCCTCGCCCATCACCTGGTTCGAGAGGAAGACGGCCCAGACCGTGTCGGACTCCAGGCGCGCCGCCGCGACGCCGAGCTGGAACGGGATGCGCGTGATGGCCTGCAGGTCGTCGTTGATGATGACCTTACGGGTGACCGCCACGACTTCGCCGAAGGTCGCGAGCTGATAGCTCTGGTTCGAGTCGCTGATCGGCGTGCGATGGAACTCGCCCTTTTCGTTCAGCGGCTGCAGAGCAGCGAGGTCGCTCAGCTGGACACGGTTCACCGGCTTGAAGTCGGAGGCCGTGACCTGGCGGCTGAACGCGGTGAAGGTGCGCGAGACCGCCTGGTAACCCTGGCGCAGCGTCTTGTTGGCGACGTTGGCGAGGATGTTCGGCAGGTCGGTTGTGGTGAGCGCGTTGAACGCGATGTCGTTCACGTTCATGCCGCGCGTGGACTTGCCCGTGCGCTCGATGCAGAAGCGGGCGAGGTCGAGAAGGCGCAGGCCGACGTACTCGCGTCCACGGTCGTTCACGATTGGGTTGAGCCCAGGATTCTCGCGGAACATGAGGTAGGCCGTCATGTTCTCGCGGATCATTTCGTCTTCATCCTGGCCCAGACGGATTCCCCCTGGCTTGGTCGGCGCCGGGTTCTGCGGCTGGGTTGGGGGCAGACGATTGTCCAGGGCTCTAAGACGTTCCAGTATCGCCGTGCCTGCCTGGTCCTTGGTCGCACCGGTCGCGATCAAGGCTTGCGACCAGCTCTCGCCAAGCTGAGCGCGGAAGGGAGCGAGTGCCGCCGTCACTTCGGCGACGCGCATGCGCTCCTGGTTGACGCCCTGCTGGCGCGCGGTTTCAATGTCCACGACCGGAGCGGCAGTGGCGCTGGCGTTCAGCTCCACAACCGCCGCGGGCGCGGCGTTCTGTTCGGTGCGGGCCTCATTGCCCGTCTCGGTCTGATGTGCCATGGTCTGGCTCTCCTTGGGGCGAGTTGCCCGTGCCGGAACGGCTATCGCTGCCGCGCCGGCAAGATCGTCTTGAGTGGGCGGAATCTCCGCGCTCATCGTCACGGCGCCAGCCACGGCCGGCACCATCGTGAAACTGATTTCGAAGGGCTCCCAGTCGACGGCTGTCATCTGCCGGCGACTTACGCCCGTGGGCGTGGTCTCGTTGCGCGCGAAGATCGACGCGCCCATCGAGACGTTGCGGATGATCCCCGCCTTGATGTCCGCGCGCAGCCCGGCGAGGTCGGTCCGGGGGCTGATCTGCAACTGCGCGTAGGCCTTGCCGTTCTGAATCCACGCCTTGCGCACCACGCCGAGCTGGCTCGTGATCGAGCCGTAGGTGTCGTGGTTGTCGCAGACCGGCGCGCCGTTATTGAGGCGGTCCAACCGCACCGCGCCCGGGTCGAGACTGAGCGTCAAGTCGTACTGCTCGCCGGTCCGGTAGTCGCAGCGGGGCACTGAGCTGCCGTCATAGAAGCAGCAGGTGACCATGCCTTCGCCTTCATCCCACGAGTCCGGCTCGAAGGTGGCGGCAAAGCGCTCGGCGTAGATCTCCCTCTCAACGGGCAGCTGCGCAACTCCCGCCGTCGTCGTTTCGATACCTTCCATGAACCCTCCGTGCTATGCGTTGCTCTTGGCTTCGCCGTTCGAGTCGTTGGTGTTGTCGCCGCCGCCATCTTGCGGCTGCTGCGGTCCTTGCACCTGACCCTTGTCCGTGGTCTTGCGCGGGTCACCGTCGAGGATCAGCCCGGCGTCGTCAAACTTCTTGTTCCAGGCCACGATCTCTTTCAACTGCGCGTCGGGATCCTGGCCATGACTCGCCACCACCTCCGGCCATGTGGACGCACCGATGCGCAGCGAGACGCGCTCGGCCATGGCCTCTTTAAGTGGATCGACCGACTCGAACTTGGGAGCGGTGAAGCGAACGCCGTAGTTGAGCTCAGGAATTTCACCAGCAACAAAAGCCACATTGATGAACCGCTTCCAAATCGGAATGAGAAGTTGCGGAATCAGGCACAACCAGCGATAGGCTTCGACCGTGTTGCGGAAGCCCAGCATGCCGCCGCGGAACGAGCTGTAGTTCACCGCGCTCATGTCGCCGGTGAGCAGTTCGTAGGGGATGCAAAGGCCGGCCGCGATGGAGCCCAATTGCGTGGAGCGGTAGTCGCGGTAGCCGGAGCTATGCGCCGGCGCGCCGAAGCGCACATCTTCACCGGGCTTCAGCCGTTTGATGATGCCGGGCTCCAGAAACTCCGTCGGCTCACTCGTGACCGGGTCCGTCGCCGTCTCGGTCAGGTTCGCGAAGGAGCCATCCGGCGATACCACAAAGGCCGCGAAGCAGGCCTCGATCTTCTTGCGGACGAGCTCGGCGTCCTCGTACTCGTCGAGGTCACGCATCTTGAGCATCACGGGCGCGAACCACGTCACGCCGCGCACCTGTCCGGGGCGATCCTTCTTATAGACGTGCAGCACGCTGTCGGCAGGGATGGGCTTCGAAACGAAACCGGCTTGCCAGTTGGTCAGCGTCAGCGCGCCCGGGTGGTTTCCGAACATCCAGTACGCGACCCGCTTGCCGATCCCGTCGAATTGCACGCCCTGGATGATCGAGCCGCCCGACTCGATCGACATGGTCTTTGCGTGATCGAGATAGTCCGCTTCGAGCACCTGCAGTTGGAATGGAACGTCCATCCCGTCGCCCGGCCGGCGCGGCCGGAAGCGCACCAGGCACTCGCCGCTCTCGGCCACCGCTCTTGCGATCTGCCACTGCAAGCCATACAGGTCGAACTGGCCATCGGCGTCTGCCTGATCGGCCCAGGCTTTGAACTTTTCGTCGATCAGCGCGTTGAGCGCGTCGCTGCCGGTGTCCGCTCGCGGCAAGATGCCAGTGCCAACCTGATTCCCGATGAGTTCGCTCAGCGCCTTCGCGGCGAAGGGATTGTTGCGCACCAGGTCGCGCGCACGGTTACGCAGCCACACCATCGAGCCCTGCGTCTCGCGGTTTGCATCGGAGTTGGAGGTGACCCAGCCGCCCGTGCGGCGGCCCATCATCCCGCCCTCATAGTTGAAGCGCTCGACAAGACCGAGGGCGCGGCGGTACTGCACGCGCCGCAGCGCCTCGCGCGGCGAGAAGAAGCCGATGGCTCGGTCGAGCCAGTTGGTAGCTGCGTTAGCCATTCGGATTGTTGCCTCGGCCGTCCTTCGAAACCTGCGCGTACGAGTAGCTCTTCGGCGCCGCCGGATTGAGTGCGGCCTGCCGGGCGCGCATCCAGGACTGTGCCCTGATCATGTCGTCGGTGCTGGCGTAGTCGGTGCGCATCCCGTCGATGGTCACGCTCTTCACGCCGCGCCCGATGGCATCGTCCAGCAGGTCGATGAGCACCTGATAGTCGGCTGCTGTCTTGGCCATGCTTACCGTCCAAACCAGTTGCGCTTCTGCAGGAAGCCGTCGCCGCCGCGTGTAAACGGGTTGGCGTCAGAGCGCTGCGGCGCCGGTGCGCTGGCCGGGCGAACATCCGGCTCTTCGGCGGCATTGGCGGCTTGCGGCCGCGGTGGCTGCCGCCGGGTATGTTTCCCAAACCGGTCGCAGAACTGATTCAGCTGCGAGCCCGAAAGCCCCATCGACTTTAGCGCGGTGTAGGCATACACGCGGCAGTCGAGAGCCTCGTTGCGCGCGCCATCCTTCTTGCGCCACTCGTACTTCGGGAAGCCGTTGTGGTATTTGACGTACTTCTTCTCGGCGGTCAGCTGCTCGAAGTACTCCAGGTCGCGGTCGAGCGGGAAATGGCAGTATCCCGGCCCCGGCTCTTTGACCTTCACCCGGTCGTAGACCGCATCCTTCGCCGCGTTGACTCCGATCATGAAGAACGGCGTCTGGTTCTTCCGGCTCGGTTTGTGCGGCCAGATCGTGCCTTCGCCCGAGCGGCCCTTGGTCGCGAAGACGCGCCGGTTGTAACGGTCCCTGGTGAACCGCAGCACCGTGGCGTCCTTGTAGCCGGAGTCAATGCACGCCGCCACAATTCGCAGCACTTGGCCGTTCTCGTGGGCGTACTGCGACAGCAGGATTCCGTCGAGCGCGGCCCACACTTCGCTGCGCAGGATGTCGCCAGGGATCACGTGGTAGCCGATCGACCACGACTCCTCGTCGCGGCCCCACCCGACAACTTCCATCTCCAGGCGGTCGGCCTGAACGTCCACGCCGGCCGTCAGTAAGCAGACGCCGTCTGGCGCCTCCGCGGCGAACGGCTCGCAACGATTCCACAGCGCGTGGGAGTCCACGGCGACTTCGTGCTTTTCCTCCCACAGCGTGGCGAGGACCGTGTTCATGAAGGCCTTCAGCGTCTCCGGCGACTGCTTTGCCGCCAGAAACTCGGTGGCGATGGTTCCCCAACTGCGCTTCGGCGAGATGAGTTGGTTGACGCGAAAGCCGGGCACCGGCGAGTCGGGATTCTGCGCCCGGAACTCGCCGGCGTCGACCATCGCGGCCTTGAGGTGTTCCGGGATCAGCTCCGTGCAGTGCGCGCAACGGTAGCGCGCCTCTTCGGGATGACCCTCGGGCCAGCACAGCCCGCTCGCGGCACCGTCGCCCAGCTCCAACACCTGGAACTCGCCGCAGTGCGGGCACGGCACGAAGTACTCACGCTGGTCGCTCTGCAGCCAGGCGAGCTCAATCCGACTGCATCCTTTTATAGTGGGCGTCGAGCACAGCAGGACCTTCTTGTTGTGCTCGAACTCCGCCGTGCGCTGGATCGCGAGCGACACCGGATCGCCCTCGGTGCCGGCCGATTGCGGATAGCGATCCACCTCGTCGAGCAGCACGTACCGGATCGGCCGCATCGCTAGGCCGCTCGGGCTGATCGCTCCGGTGAAGGTCACGTGGCCCGAGCCGTTGGTGAACGCCTTGTGCAGAACGGTGTTGTCGGAGTCGCGGCTCTTGACCGTCGCGAGCTTGCCGCGCAGCACCGGCGTCGAACGAAACATCGGCGCCACGCGATCCTTGGAGAGCGCTTTGGCATCTTCAATGCGCGGCTCGACAACGAGTGCCGGCCCCGGATCCACATCGGCGATGAAGCCGAGGAAGTTGAGCAGACACTCGGTCTTGAGCATCTGTGCCGCCGACAGCAGCACGACCATCTTGCTGGGATGGCTCGGACTCAGCACGTCCATCGGCTCGCGTTGAAATGGACGCGTGCGCCACTGACCCCGCTCAGCCGAGGCCGCTCCAGTGAGCACACGGTTCTCGTCTGCCCACTGGGAGACCGTCAGGTCGCGCGGCGGGAGGAGGAGCGCCGCACCGACTTCGCCGATGGAAAACGGTTGCATCAGTATCCGCTGTTGGCGATGGCCTTGCTGAGTTTCTGCAGCATGGCCTTCATTTCGGTCGTGAGAACTTTGTGGATCGATGGGACGTCGTCGAGTGCCGCGAGGATCGGCGCCAGCCGGTCGGGCAGCGCCAGTGCGGCTTCCTTCACCATCTGAGAGAACGTCGCCGCGTACTCATTCGACTTGGCCTTCTCGACCAGCTTGCCCACCAGCAGTTCGTACTCTGCCTGAGCGCGTTTGGCGAGGAACGTCTCCTTCACGGCGCGCGCTTTCAGATATGCGTGCAGCGGATCGCCGGCAATCGTGGCGGCGGCCGGCGGGACATCGGGGTCCCCGGCCATGGCCTTTGCCGTTCGGTATGCCGGCCTCTGGCCGCCGATGATGTTGGGCAGCACGGCGGCTACATCGCTGTTGGCTGCCCAGTCGCGATCCGCTCGCGCGGCGTCGACGGACCCGTCTGATTCGAGCTTGATGCGCTTGCGCGCGATTGCCTTCTGGACGGCTTTCAGTGTGACGCCGCGATGCTTGGCGTACGCCCGGAGTGAGATACCCATTTTTCTTCTGAATTCGAGTTGAATCGCCTTGCTATGTGCCGGAAGTGAAGTGATTCATGTGATCGATGGCACGCACCAAACAGACCACCAAGCAAACCGCCGCCGCCTGCTACGCGGAGCGCCACGCCGAATGCCAAGACCTGCTGAAGCGCATCGCGCAACAACTCGCCCGGCACCAGAAGGAGCAGGCCGCCGAGCCTGCTGACTGGGGCTTCCCTGGCGACCTCGGCCACATCAACGAGGAACTCGCCTACGTGCTCGCCAGCCTCGGCGACCGCAGCGCGGTGGATGCCAAAGGGCTGAATTGCTAGCGCGCCATTGACTGAATCAGGAGACTCAACATGACTACCTTTACGATTGAAAGCGACAACAACATCACGGCCTTTGCCGCCCTCGAAGATGCTCTTAACCACGGCATTGGATCCACCGAAGGGACCTTCTCGTCCGAGAAGGAACTCACCAAGCTCTCGGCCGCCTGGCCGACCGCGCGCTTCGCCGAAGTCTGGAACAGCTTCGCCGGCGTGGTGCCCTTTGGCGACTTGAAGCCGATCAAGAAGTTCACGGATCGCAAGTCCGCCGTTGCGCGGATCTGGAAGGCCATCCAAGCACTGACGCCCGCCCCCGCGCAACACGCGGCCCCTGCCGCGCCGAAGAAAGCCAAGGCAACCAAAGAGGCCAAGGCCGCCGACGGCGCGCGCCCGCCGCGCGAGTTCAGCAAGAAAGCCATCGTGCTCGACCTGCTCAAGCGCGCCGAAGGAGCCACGCTCAAGGAGATCATGGCCGCGACCGACTGGCAGGCCCATAGCGTGCGCGGGTTCATCTCCGGCAGCCTCGGCAAGAAGATGGGCCTCACCGTCGAGAGCACCAAGCGAGAGGACGGCGCACGCTGCTACCACGTGCGATAGAGCCCTCGCCCGCCTCGCCTACCGCCGCCAGCATCAGCTGGCGGCTTCTCTGTTCCACATCCCCGCAAGCTCTGTGTGCCACTGTGCTATAGTTCATAGTATTAGAGCGAGAAATGCGGATCTTCAAAACCAAATGGCTCGCCCGGTTCGCCAAACACGAAGGCATCGCCGACTCCAGTCTGCGCGAGGCCGTCGCGCGGGCTGAGCGCGGCTTGATCGATGCCGATTTGGGTGGCGGGTTGATCAAACAGCGTGTCGCTCGGCGCGGCAAGGGACGCTCGGGCGGCTATCGCATGCTGATCGCCTACCGGCTGATGAATCGAGCGGTGTTCCTATATGGCTTTGCCAAGAACGAGCGGGACAACATCGACGCCGATGAACTGCTGACGGCTCGTGAGATCGCTTCAAGTTGGCTTGCGGCCGATGCGAAGCGAATCGCGCGCGCACTTGCGGAGGACGAATTGCAGGAGGTTTCCAATGACGAAGAAGACTAGCCGGCTTGCGCAGGCACTACTCGAAACCGCCGAGGGCATGCACCGCGTTGGAGTTCTGGACGACGATGCCTTCCACAAGATTACCGTTCGTCATCTCGGAAAGGCTCCCCTTCGGAATGCGAGTCCAATCACACCGGAGGAGATTCGTGCGCTGCGTGAGCGAGCGAACTTGAGCCAAGCCGCTTTCGCCCGATATCTCAATCTCACGTCGGGCTATGTGTCACAGTTGGAGCGCGGCGCCAAGCATCCCACCGGTCCGGCTCTCGCCTTGCTCAATGTGATTCGTGCCAAGGGAATCGAGGTGGTTCTCTAGTCACTACACCAGCGCCGAATTACTCGCCTCGTCCCAGTCATCAGCTGGCGGCGTCCTTGTTCCGCCGGACCAACTGGGCGAGCGATTCGAACCTTTCGTGCATGTTGTCGTCGCGCAATTTGCACTCGGATGAACGGACGTAGGTTCCATTGATCCGCGTGATGATCCGGTTCTCCAACTCCGCCAATTCCTTGCGCACCTCCGCCAGCAGCGCGCGATTCTGCAGCCCCACATAAGTGCCGATCAGCCCCGAGATGAGTCCGATGGCGGGGACAAGAAGTCGGACAAGGGTATCTTCCATGGCAATGCCTCAAGGATTCTCAACTCAGCGGACCAATCGGAAAGCGCGAGGCACAGGCCCTGTACTTCAGGGTTCCCCGCTCGCAACTCAGCTTCGACGTGCGCCAACTCACGGTGGCAGCGCTCGATTCAAGCGGCGATGCCCAGCCGCTCGGCGGCCAACTCTTTGAACAGCCGTCCGTCGGCTTCGAGCGTTGCTAGTTGGCCAGTGTGCTCTTGCCAACGCCGGATGATCACATCGCAGTACGCCGGCTCCATTTCGATCAGCCGCGCCTGGCGCCCACTCCGTTCGCAGGCAATGAGCGTCGTGCCCGAGCCGCCGAACGGATCGAGCACGGTGTCGCGCGTCTTGCTGGAGTTGCTCAGTGCGCGCTCGACCAACTCAACCGGCTTCATCGTCGGGTGCAAGTCGTTCGAGACCGGCTTCTTGATGAACCACACGTCGCCCTGGTCGCGCGCGCCGCACCAGAAGTGGTCCGTGCCTTCCTTCCATCCATAGAGGATCGGCTCGTACTGCCGCTGGTAATCCGACCGGCCCATCGTGAACGTGTTCTTGGCCCAGATCACGAAGGTCGACCAGTGGCCGCCCGCCTCGCGAAACGCCTTCTGCAGTGTGTGCAACTCCGACGAGGACATGCAGATGTACACAGCGCCTTTGGCGACGCTCAGCATGTTCACGCAGGCGTCGTACAGAAACTTCTCGAAGGCCTCGCCGAGGTTGTCGTTGGCGATCTTGCGCTTCTTGCCGCGGAGCTTGTCTTTCATCGTCGCGCCGTAGTTCACGTTGTACGGCGGATCGGTAAAGACGATGTCGGCGAGTCCGCCGGCGAGTACCTTCTCCACGACGTCAATCTGCGTCGAGTCACCGCACAGCAAGCGGTGTGCGCCCAGCAGCCAGACGTCGCCCGCAACGGTCACGGCCGTCTCCGGCACTTCGGGCGCAGCGTCTTCGTCGGTGTTGCCTGCAGCGACTTGCTCGGGATCGCGCAGCAGCGCTTCGATCTCTTCGTCCGAGAAGCCGACCACGTCGAGGTTGAAGCCATCCTCCTGGAGCGTCTCCAACTCGACGCGCAGCATCTCTTCATCCCAGCCCGCGTTCTCCGCCAGCTTGTTGTCGGCGAGAACCAGCGCGCGCCGCTGCGTCTCGGTCAGGTGCGCCAGAACAATGACCGGCACGTCGGCCAACTTCAGTACGCGCGCGGCAGCCAAGCGAGCGTGGCCGGCGACAATGACCCCGTCCGGTCCGACGAGGATCGGGTTCACGAACCCGAACTCGGCGATGGAGCCCGCAACCTGCGCCACCTGTGCTTCGGAGTGCGTGCGCGCGTTGCGGGCGTATGGGATCAGCCGGTCGACCGGCCACTGCTCGACTTGGATCTGCATCAGGCTTTGGCGGGAGCGGACGTGCTAAACAGGCCGAGTTGGTTGTGCAGGCTGACGATGTTGGCGATCATCGGGACCACCAGCGCGACCAGCTTGTCCCAGCTAAAGGCGTGGGACAGATCCGCCGAGGCGTCGTAGGCCTGCTTGACGACGTTCAAGACGAGATCCAGTTTCTCTTTGCCCGCGCCTGGCAGCGGGATGGCATTCTCCACGGTTGTGACCGCGTTGAGGATGGCCGGAAACAGCGTCAGCACGATGCTGAGTGCTTTCATTAGTGATTGCTCCTTGGGGATTAAACTACGGACAAATTCGGAATGCCGCGCTCGGCGGCAACTTCGGAGATGCTCTGGCCTGTTGCCACAAGGACCGGCTCGACGCCGGCGAGCTCCGCAACGCGGCGCAGAATGACGTCGCAATACGCCGGGGAGATCTCACAGCCGTAGCCCGCGCGGTCGAGCACGTGGGCCGCAGCCATCGTCGTGCCGCTGCCCATGAACGGATCGAAGACCACGTCGCCGGCGTCGGAGAAGGACTTCACAAAGAACTCCACCAGCGGCCGGGGGAATGGCGCGCTGTGCGAGCCCTGCCCGCTTTCGGTTGTGCACTCGATGACGTTTGATGGGCGCGCGATGCCTTCGTGCTTGCCGTCCATCATCTTCTTGCGCATGTGGCCCCAGGCCTCTCCGCCTTTCGGAGGTTTCGACGCATAGGCACCCCGCGGGCCGGTCCCCAGCAGCCCGCTCCCCGACGCCGACTTGGGATTGTCGGGCGAGTAGTCGAAGCAGTAGTCCGACTCCGTGCCGCAAGCTAGCGGGTTGAACTTGATCTCAGCCTGGCGGCACAGGTGGTACACGGGCTCGTGCGCGTTCTTGAAGCGATTCGGCCAACCGCCAGGCACGCCGTTGTCGGTCTTCCGCCAGAGCAAGTCGTCGACGAAACGCCAGCCCCACTCCCGCTTGTGCGCGATGACCAAGTCCAGCGTGTAGAGGTGGCGTTCGCCGTTCTCCGCATGGGCCTTGATGTTGACGAACCACGAACCGTCGACGGCCAGCACCGCTTGGACGTTGGCGGCCACCGCCCGGAACCACTCCACATACTCATCGGGCGGCACCGGCTTGAAGCCACTCGACGGATCGTACTCGCGTTGCGTGGCGTACGGCGGCGACGTGATCGCCACGTTGACCGCCGCGCCACCGAGCACCGCCTTCACCACGGCCAGGTCGCGGCAGTCGCCGCAAATCAGCCGGTGCCGGCCAATCGTCCAGATGTCTCCGGAGCGAGTGACCGGCTCGGCCGGTGGCTCGGCGATCTCGTCGGCGCCTGCGGTCGCGGGCGAATCCTCCTGGCCGGGCTCGTCGGCGAGCAGCGCCCGGATCTCTTCGTCGCTGAAGCCGACGACTTCGAGTTCGAAACCAGCCGCCTCAATCGCCTGCATCTCCGCGCGGAGGATCTCTTCGTCCCATCCGGCGTTGAGAGCCAGCTTGTTGTCGGCGATCACCAGTGCCCGGCGCTGCGTCTCCGACAAATGTCCGAGTACGATGACCGGCACCTCGGCAAGCCCCAACTTGCGCGCGGCCAGCACCCGAGCGTGGCCGGCAATGATCACGCCGTCTGCGCCCACCAGAACCGGATTGGTCCAGCCGAACTCCCGGATCGACGCTGCCACCTGGGCGATTTGCTCCTCGGAATGGGTGCGGGAGTTGCGCCCAAACGGCAACAGATCCCCGAGCGGCCACAGCTCGATGGAGGTTGGCAGGTTGATTGGTTCCAATGGTTTAGGTGAGTGACGACCCGGTCGTCACCCTCAAACTAGCGTCAATCTGCAATCGGTTTACCGGCCCGCGTCCGACCGATTCCAGGTCCCTGGATTCGTGGGACGCTTGGCCACCGTTGCGCCCACGTTTGCCCGTCTCGCGTTGACTGCACCTGTCTGGGCGTGTGGCTCGTCCTATGTCACCGGCGCAGACGCCGCGACGCTGGCGCGCACTGAGCAGCGAGGCCCAATGCCGCCACTCGTCCGCGACCCGATGGCAGAATTGACTTGGGAAATTCCCGAGTCAGTCATCGGCTCCCGGACTGGACTCCGTGACGTTCAGCTCACGAGGCAGTCGGTGACGACCTGCAGGAAGACATTACGCGCGGAGAATTTGACGCCGTCCTCGTCACGGCCATCGAGCTTGCGCAGCTTCCAACAGCGGCCGTGCTCCAGTTTCTGGACGTGACTGTACTTGGTGCCGCGCTTCGCTTGCGCTTCGATGGGATTGCTGCCATCCGGGCTCTGCAGCCAAATGGCTCGCAGGTGTCCCTTGCGGCCCCACGACGGCTTCACATATCCGCCTGCGATTAAGCGTTTGGCGGCATCGGGGGTGCGGGAGCCAAGAGACGCGCCATCGGGCGCGTAATAGGGGATGAGTCGTTCAGCCGTCATCGGGGCACACTTCGGGTACGAGAGGAAGGGAGAGTGTTTTACGAGAGTCCCGTCTCTCGATTGGAGAAGGGGATCTTCGAAGGTTGCGCCGCGCGCTCGCCTGTCGAACTACGCCCTCACTAGAAATATACGCAAAACGCCGCGAAAATGTCCGGTCGGCATTCACGATACTTTGCGCGAGCTTCGCCTGACCCACGGCTGCTCAGCGTCGGGATTATAGAAGCGCTGACATGTATTGCTAGCCAAGATGATCTCTATCGATTCGCGTGTCACCGCGCCAATGCGATCACCGGGATTCAAATACGATGCCAGCCCGCGAAGCCGCCTTTGTGGCGCGCTGGTTGCGTAGAGGCGATCCTGCGTCCACCCGAGGCTAATCGCTTGCTCCCGAATGGCATCGACCATGGCAAGTGCCTCCGGGTGAGCATCATCCTTTCCGAGCGCTGGCGGAATCTCGTGGCAGTCCCACGGCTCAGCCACGGGCGGGTGGTAGTCTCTTGCATCCAGGGTGCGCACTCCTTCTTGTAGGGCAGCTTCTCCGAGGTGATTCATGGCCCACTCATGGATCCGATTGAAGCTGTCGCGGGTTGCGTCGAATGCTTCTTGGGAGAGTTGCCCGGCGAGAACGGCCAGTTTCGCCATGTTCATCCTGTTACGAAGCCAGGCGTAATACTCGGGATCGAGCCGCCGGTAAGCGGTGTCGTTGAGCTGGACGTCGCGGGCGAACGCAGCCGGGCGGTCAGTCACCCAGGACTCAAGGCGGCTGGAGACGAAGAGGCTGGGCGGCCGAACTTCGCCGGTGCGAGCATGTTCCAGTCGCGTACCAGTCTCCGGGGCCCTCTGCGAGGAGACTGGAACATCGTAAGCCACTGAAGACACAGGCACTTCTTGCCCATGTTCCAGTCGTTCCAGTCTCGGACCCTGTTCCGCTAACTTCCCATAATAATTTCGTGTGTGTGTATGTGTGCCTACCATACGGTGTTTTCTCTTTCTCTCGCGTTTGTATCGGGGGAGACTGGAACAACTGGAACACGGAACAAAACAAGCGACTTAGACTGGAACATGAGACTGGAACACGACTGGAACATGGCTGAGACTGGAACATGGGTCACGCCGGGTTGCGGTAGCGCCACTCACGTGCGCCCGCCACGCCGGCGTTGAATCGGGTCCAGCCGTTCGCCTTGAGTGACTTCGCGATCCGGATCTTGTCCCATTGCGTCCACTGGTCCTTCTTCTTCTCCAGGCAGAAGCTCAGCACGTCGGCGATCGAGACGGACTCGCGGTCAGCGGACCATGCCATCACGAGTTCATCCCAGGGATCGCCCTCGTAGCGGTCCGCCTGCTGCTCTGCTGCGTCCTGGTTCAGTTGAACCGAGTCGAGCCACCACGGCTTCCCGTCGAAATAGAGGGCCGTGGCTTCAGCCCAAAGCTGGTCGCGCGCCTCCGCGAGTCCGTCAACGTCGATCACTGGCGCCTTACACGCGACCGGCCAGAACCGGCGTCCGCCGGTTTCATCCCGCAGGTACGTGCCGTGATTGACACTGCCGGCAAAGACGCATTGCCGAGGGGAGTCGATCAGTCTCTTCCCGTACGGCGGCCGGAACCGGTCAGTCGCCCGGCTCATGAACGCTTTGATTTTGCCGACGTCCGAGCGAGACAGCGATTCGAGCTCCGCTATCTCAATGACCCAGACGCCACGCGTTTGCAGTGCCGCATCCTTCGATCCGAGGTCGGCGATCTCGTCAGTGAACCATGGCTGCGCCAGCGCTCGCAGGGCAGTAGACTTCTTGATGCCTTGCTCGCCCTCGAAGATCAGGCAGCAATCCGCCTTGCACCCGGGTTCGAAGATGCGCGCCACCGCCGAGATCATCCACCGCGAGCCGACGGCTGATGCGTACGGCGACGGATCTGCGCCGAGATAGTCGGCCAGCCACGATTCCAGGCGGTGGGTGCCGTCCCAGACCAGATCATTCAGGTACGCCCGCACGGGATGAAACGGACGCTCGCGCCCAACGGCCTCGACGGCTTGGCCTGTCACATCCGAAGAGACAGATATGCCCTGGTGATGCAACCACTCGGTGGCGAGGATGTCATCGTTGGGAGACCACTCTCTCGGAAGATTCGGGCTGGGATTCATCCACGGCGCGGGCTTCTGCAGAACGGTGATGTGAGCAAACTCATCGTGAGCCAGCACGCCGTTCCACTCCGGCGCGTTGCGGAGAGCCGCGATAGCGTTCGCCAGGAGCGGCTTCACTGTGCTGTTCAGATTGAGCAGCAACTGGTCGCGCCAATTCGCCGACGGCTGCGCGGCCACCGCGAGTTGCGAACCAGATGATTGCGCCGTGCCGGAACGCTTGCCGCCCGCCGTCTTCTTGCTGTCGATCCGCACGACCTTCATCTGCTGGCGCAGGGCGGCGATCGGTAGCCGATCCTTCCCGCACCTCTCCTGGATCTGTTTCAGGAGACGTGGCTGAGCGATGGGATCGAGTTGCCCGATCTCCGCCAGGAGTGGACCGAGGATGCGGGCCATGTCTTCGTCGGGCGTGTCCTTGCAGAGCGACGCGATGGCCATCTGGATCGGCGTCTGCGCCGCGGCGAGGATCTGTTCGAAATCCGCCGCCGTATTGCCCGACGCGAAGAACTCGTTGACGTCGATCTTGGCGTCGGCCAGCAACGCGTCTGCTTCAGGTGTTCCTTCCGGCGTTCCCGCGAGCTTCTCCCGCGCGGCACGTTGCTTCTCGCCCAGCGGCAGCACGGCCACGCGCGTCGTGATTCCATTGGCGGCTAGGATGCGAGCCGTCTTCAGCGCGCCGTGCATGCCGGCCTCGGAGATTTCATTGTCCTGGCAGATGAAGACGGTCTTGACGCCGGTGAGGCGCGGCAGCAGCCGCTCCCAATCAGCCTCGCGGATCTGCACGGTCACCGGCGAGACCACCGGGAATCCGTGCTCCATCAGGGAAATGCAATCGGTGACACCCTCGGTGATGATCACCCGCTCCGGGCGCGTCAGCAGGACGTCCTCGTTGTACAGGACGTCGTTCTTTACGCACTCCGCCACGTGATCGTTGTTGCGGTCGTTGCGAACGGCCAGCTTCTTGTATTTCGACTTCTCCCATTCCTGGTCCGGCGTCCAGGGCGTGCGGCGGCCGATCATGAAGACGACGTTGCCACGGCTCCAGTAGGGGAAGACGATCCGGCGGTCGAAGAAGGGGAACAGCCCGTCCTGCGCGGTCGGCCGGAATGCCGAGGTGCCGGCGAGCTCCCGCAGCGTGAAGGCACCGGCGCCGCCGGTCAGTGCCGGCACAAGGCCGGGCTCGTTGTCCGCAAAGCCGATCTTCAGCCGCGCGATCGTCTCGTCGCCGATGCCGTACTTCGACTTGAACCAAGCGAGGACTTCGGTATTGGCAACGAGCCGCTGATGGTAGATCTCCGCCAATGCGGCCAGCGCGCCGCGCACGCGCCAGGTGAGCTGGTGGGCTGACTCCGTTTCGGCGATCTCCTCCCGCGACCGGCCGAGTTGCGACAGCGGAGGCAAGCCCGCGCGAGCCGCGAGGAAATCGCGCGCCTGGCGGTGCGATTCCGGCATGACGCCCGTTTGACCACGCGTCACCGTGCCAGCCTGCACAAACTCGACAAACTGCAGCGCGTCACCGCCGACGCCGCATCCGAAGCAGTACCATCCCTGCTTGTCGAGCATGATGTGCAGCGAATGATGCGATTGACTGCGGTGGTTGGGGCAATCGCAGAACAACGTGGCGTCTGTCTCCTGCGTCACACGCCCGCCGAGCATTTCGCGAGCAAGGCCACCGATATCCATGTCGGTGATCTGCCGGTAGTAGTTCCGAACATCCAGTGGTGTACTCAAGCGCGGGCCTCCGGAAGAAGGAAAGAGAGAAAGGTGTTGCGGCGATCCACCTGGCGTTTCGTCGCGCAGTTTGCAATGCCCCAGCGGTCGCCCAGGATGATCACCGAATCCTTCGCGCGCGTAACCGCCGTGTAGAGCAGATTGCGGTGATGCATGAAGGAATGCGACTTGTGTGCAAGGACAATCGCGCAGGGGAACTCCGAGCCCTGCACCTTGTGTATCGACGTCGCATAGGCCAACTGGACGTT